TAGTTTCCCCGCGCAAGCGCTCCTGCTCACGATTCCGACCGACCCGAAACCGAAGCGGTCGAGGGCGAAGCCGAAGACGAGCTGCCCGTTCTCCTCTGGGGACGTTATCCCGCCCACCTACCTCGAGTACGCGAAGCAGAAGCACCCGAGCATAGACGCGCAGGCCGAGTTCACGAAGTTCGTGGACTTCCACCTTTCCAAGGACAACCGCTACTGCGACTGGTACGCCGCTTGGAGAACGTGGGCAACCAACGCCGAAGAGTATGCGAGGAAACGCGCACCGTCCTACCGACCCGCCTATGGCGGTTTCCGCGAGAAGCGCCAGTGCGACCGCGTGTACGACCCTGATGATCCCGTTTGAGAGATAAACCATGACTGCTACTGAAGCCCGCCAGATCGCCGCTCGATCGGCACAGACACAACAGCTCGACGCTGTGTTGGCAAGTGCCGCAGTTTCGATGCTTCCGGCAAGCCGTGACGTTGAATTTGACTGCCCTGTTCACGGAAAGATGACCTACACGACCTATCAACTCAAGGATGGGACGTGGAAAGCTCCCTACTGCCATAAGTGCCGCAAGCTCGAGCTCGAGAAGCAGGCACGCATCGAGGAGGCATCCACCCGCGAACGCGAACGCTGTGCTGAACTGCGAAAGATGCTCGGCCTCGGCAGGCCCTCCGACTTCGAGGGAAAGACGCTCGAGACCTATCACCCCGAAAACCCCGAGGAGGAAAAGAACCTGATGGTCGCGACCCGCTTCGCCAAGCGCTTCAGCATCCGCGAGGCCGAACGCGAGACCGCCCACGACGCGCAACAGGAAGGGTGGCGGGAAATCAACGCCAAGGGCCTCATCTTCATCGGCAATCCTGGGACCGGCAAGAGCCATCTCGCCTACGCGATCCTGCACGAACTGGATGCGCAGGGCATCCCCGGGTTCTACGTAACCGTCCCTTCCCTGATCGAGGTCATGACGAACCGCTACGCGCAGGTCGACCGCATTGCCGCAATGTCGAAGCTCTGCATGGTCTCCTGCCTTGTCCTCGACGAGGTCGGCGTGCTGAAGGGCAACCACGACGAACTCAAGGTGCTGTACCAGATCATCGACGGCAGGATCAAGAACGGTCGCCCGACCATCTTCATCACCAACCTTGACAAGGCCGAACTCGAGGAACTGCTCACCGAGCGAATCATGAGCCGCGTCCGCAATGCCGGCTACGCACTCACCTTCAAGACGGGACGCGACCGCCGCGTCTCCGCCAACCGAACCAACGACCCGACCAAACTTTTCTGAGGAGGAAAGCAATGAGTGAACCCGACACCAAAGCCCGCGTCGTCTCCAAGTCGCATCACACGATGTCGCTCACGACCACGCTGCACACGTTCCTCGGACGCAAGGTGATCCGCATCACCACGATGCCCCTCTTCGGCTCGACCGCCTACCTCACGCAGGCAACGTTCGAGTACTGCCGCGCCTACAAGTTCGCGGAGCGCTCCCTTGCCTTCCCCCACCATGAGTCACTCGTCGAGCAGGCCGTGCAGAGAGGTGCGCCCCATGTCCGATGAAACCACGGGAGCGGAGATCGTGCGCGAGATCAAGGAACGCCGAGGCAAGACGACCTGGCTCCTCAGTCTCGACCGCCGTCGCGAATTCTGCGTGCATTCCCGCCCCGACTTCTCGGGTCGACGCGGCCAGTACGTCACCAAAGTCACCTACCGCCTGCTCCCGAAGCCCTGTCCCGACGATGACCGCGAGGGCCTGCGTTGGTACACCGCCGAGCTCGAGCGCGAGCGCACCATAGCAGTCCGCTACAGCAGGGATGCAGCTCACGGTATGGCCGTCCATGACGCCGCCGTAGGTTCCATCCAACGAGGAGCATTCAACCCATGAGCACAGCTTTCATCGTCAGCACCACGGACGCCGCCGACGAACTCAAGACCGCCATCGTGGTCGAGGGAGGGGACTTCTGGGAGGTTCACAGCACCGACTTCGAGGGCGAAGTCACCACGTCGATCAAGCCCGGGCGGTGGTTCGCCCTCGTCTCCTGCGTGCGCTTCGGTCGACCCGTCGCCTCTTGGAAGCTCCCGTCCTTTGCCGACGCGCGCCTTCTCCACCGTGACGCCGTGGCGCACATCCTGCAAAACGGCGGCTACAACCCCCAGTAACCCACAACTACGAACCATGAAAGACCTGTTCTCCGCACTCCTCGCTCCGTTCTTCGTCATCGTGAACGTCGTGGCGCTGTTCTTCCTCCTCGCTGCCTGCCCAGTGGTGATCGCCGTCGCCGCTATCGCTGCCATCGTCGCACTGCCCTTCGTCCTCCTCCTCAACTTCTTCGAGGCGGACCGATGAGGTGGAAACGACCGAAAGAGGAAGAGCCGACCGGCCCGAAGGAACCGCATCCGCTCTTCGGCGACCGATTCATCAACACCATCCGATGCATCGACTGCGCCTACCTCGCGGGATCCGACCGCACCCCCCGGTGGCTCTTCGCAGAGGAAAAGGGCTACTGCGACGCGGTCGGGCACAAGGGAGGGCGGTGGAACGTCCTTCAGGCCATTACCGAACTACGACCCCCGTGCGCGTTCTACGAACGAGCGCCACAGGAGCGAATAGACCTCCGCATCAAGGCGGTGGAGATTCTCAAAGCAAGAAAAGACCAACAGGAGCAAAACCGATGATTCCGACGACCAGGATTGCCGACGCTTGGCATACCGTCATCAACCCGAAGAAGTCCCGCCCGAACCTCCCCGAGGTCGGTCGCCGCTGCCGACTCCACTTCCGCGAGTGCGAGGCCCTCACCGACACCGGGCGCATGAAGATCCGGCACGGCATCGACTTCTACGGCTACCTCGCCAACGAGTCCTTTTGCTACATCCCGCTCTACAAGGTCGCCATCCCGTCCTCGAACCTCGAGGCGTGGACATACGACGAAACCAACCCGCGCAACGGGAAGAAGTTCCCGCTGTTCTTCAACGGCTTCGGGCGTGACAGCTACGAAGCCTTCCGCATCTTTAACAACCGAGGCATCAGGGGATGAGGGCGAACACATTGCTGGCACTGGGGCGTCTCAAGCCCGGGCAGATGAACAAGACCGAGTCCGCATACAGAGACCACCTCAGCGCACTCAAGGCCGCAGGCGAAGTCCTTGACTTCCGCTTCGAAGCGATTACCCTCAAGCTCGCGCAAGACCTCCGATACACGCCCGACTTCTTCGTGCTCAAGCCAGACGGCTCGATCGAATTCCATGAGGTCAAGGGAAGCCGCGCCATCTTCCGAGACGACGCCAAGGCGAAGTGCAAGATGTGCGCACAGCTCAACCAGTGGGCGACCCTGATCGTGGTCTACCCGCGCCGCAAGAAAGACGGCGGCGGGTGGGAGTATGAAACCTTTGAGCCGAGCAACCTATGGTAATCATCGAAAAAGAATTCTTCCGTCTGCTGCGCCTCTGGGCGAGTCTGCGCCGCAAGGGCCGCATCCCTACGGTCAAGTCCCCGACGTTCGTCATCATGCAGATGATGCGCCTCGCGCAGGGATCCCCGGACGCGGAAGAGGAGGCTAACCCCTTCGCCGAGAAGCGCCAACCGCGCATCACCCCGAGCGCCGAGGAACTTCGCGCCAATGAACAGGTCGCCGACGACCTCGATGCCGCCTTCGCGTCCTCCGAGCTCCCGATGATCGCCAAGGTCGTCATCCGCGCACGCTACTTCGAGCATCTCGAACCCGAGGACATCGAACAGCGCCTGCACCTCGGGCGCAATACCTTCCGCTTCCACCACTACGCCGCAGTTTGCGAACTAAAACGAATCTTCGATTGCATCCGCGAGAAAAGAGTCGTATAATGTGTAATGAAGTATTTTTGGCCTCAGTCGGAGGCGAGTCGTGTGCGGCTTTAATCCCTGTCGGGAGACAGAGTCGTATCTAGCGAAAATAAAGCTCGGATCGAAAGGTTCGAGCTTTTTTATACCCCTTTTGCGGGTGGGGCGGTCTCGACATGACGTGATCGTTTCGCATGTTTCCGATCGCGTGACCCCTTTACCCACCACATTCTTTGCTTTCGACAGGGATTGCCGCCTCAATCACGTTGAACGCATGAAAAAGATTCTCTTGGCGGCTGTTGTGGCTGCATTCTTCATCTCTACCGCCGCAGATGCTCGTGGTGGTCGCGGTTTCGGCGGACGCTCTTTCTCGCGCCCGTCTGCTGTCAGATCAGTCCCGAATCGCACGACTGTCGTGAAGAAAAACACTACCGTCGTGAACCAGACCGTTCATCAAAACACCACCTCTTCGGGTGGCGGCTTCTGGTCGACTGTCATGGGTGCCGCCGCAGGCTCGATGGCTGGCAATGCCATCTACGACGTGATGACGAAGGACGACGAACCGAAACAGCCGGCACAGGCTCCTCAGCAACCGCAGGTCATTTACGTTCCCGTCGGTTCTGACGGCAAGCCCGTTCAGCAGAACCAGTAACACAAGCAACTCGTCAATTGGTGGAAACGCCAATGCGAGAAACGGGCGCGAGGTGCGATCCTTGAAGGACTCAAAAACATTCGTTATGAGTCTTTCATAGGATTAAACCAAAATGAGAAAAACCGTTACGGCTTTTGTGGCCAGTTTGTTTTGCGCCTCGGCATTCGCGGGATTGACGCAAACCGAAAAGGACGTTTTTAACACCATTGTGCGAGACGACATCAATGGCGCGTACAACGTGGACCAGGCGGCAACGTTTGCAATAGCCGCCGGAGGTACAAACCCAATCTACCAAGACGTCGACGTAATTGAGCGCGAGTTTCAGAGTAACGAACTTCGTGCAAACAAAAAGTACAAGGGCAAACAGGTTTTGATTGAGGGGCGAATTGATGAGGTTCGCGTTAACAGCTTCAATACCGCAATGGTTGTTTTCTCAAGTCCGCAAAGGGTTGTGACGCCTACCGCGACATTCGCAAAACAGGAAGAGCAATCCGATTACATTGCCGATTTCGACAGGGGGCAGAGAATTGCGCTTCTGTGCAATGTAGACGGTCTTTCGGTCGGAAACGTTCGATTTAGCGAGTGCCAGACCGTCCCTTACATGGTGAAAAAATTCCAAGACGGCGCAACAGCGTGTCTGGAAGAGCTTGAAAAAGGTCGCGCACCAAAAGAGGAATGGTTAAGCAAACTGATAGCTGTTTCTGTCGGGGTCGCTGGTGCGCTGACGCCCGAGGAGGCCGCCGCCGTCGCCAAGCCTGATGCAACGAGTGATTGTTTAAAGCGAGTTATGCCAAATCTCAAGGATTTGACAACAAGCCCCAAAACGCAAGAACGACTGAAAGCCTTGGGCTTGACGTTTCCCAAGTAAACGCCAAAAACAAAGAACACACGAACTCTCGTAGGAAACTACGGGAGTTTTTTTCGTCCAGCAAACGACTTGAGGAGGTCGAGATGGGCAACGAAATTACGCCGTCCACGCGGCTCAAGGTGGAATACCGAAAGGTCGCAGACCTCATACCCTACGCCCGAAACGCTCGAACGCATAGCGATGAGCAAGTTTCTCGCATTGCGGGATCGATCCAAGAATTTGGCTGGACTAACCCAATTCTTGTTGACGGCACAAACGGCATTCTCGCGGGACATGGCCGCCTAGCGGCAGCACGAAAGCTCGGCATGAGCGAAGTCCCCGTGATCGAATTGGCGGGACTGAGCAAAACACAGAAACGCGCCTACATTCTCGCTGACAACAAGCTCGCATTGGACGCGGGCTGGGACGACGAACTGCTAAAGGTCGAACTCGAAGAGCTGAAACTGGAAGGCGTGGAACTTGACGACATAGGCTTTTCTTCGGAAGAGCTTGACGACTTATTGACCGTTGACGATTCTGACGATTCCGACGAGCCTGATATTCCTGAGCCTAAGCCAGACCCTGTATCGAAACGCGGCGACGTTTGGACGCTTGGTGTTCACCGAGTAATGTGCGGTGATTCATGCTCTGCCACAGATATTTCTAAGCTTGTGGGGGGGGGGGTAGGGTAAACCTCTACCTGACGGACCCTCCCTACAACGTAGCCTACGAAGGCAAGACGAAAGACGCTCTTACGATTGAAAACGATTCGATGGAGGATGGGGCCTTTAGGCAGTTCCTCGTTGATGCGTTTTCAATGGCGGACACCGTCCTTGAGCCGGGCGGCGTTTTCTACATCTGGCACGCCGACTCGGAGGGATACAACTTCCGTGGCGCTTGCCGAGACGTTGGCTGGAAGGTGCGCGAGTGCCTGATCTGGAACAAGAACGCCTTTGTTCTTGGTCGCCAGGACTACCAGTGGAAACACGAACCCTGCCTTTATGGGTGGAAAGACGGCGCGAGTCATGAGTGGTACTCAGACAGAAGCCAGACGACGGTTATTGACTGTGATCGCCCGATGAGAAACGGCGAGCATCCGACGATGAAACCTGTCGAGCTGTTCCGCTACCTCATGGAGAACTCGTCCAAGAAGGGAGACGTGGTCTTTGACAGTTTTGGAGGCTCTGGGACGACATTGGTCGCAGCTGAAGAAACTGGTCGCGTCGCTTACCTGATGGAACTCGACCCCATTTACGTTGATGTGATCATCAAGCGGTGGCAGGAAATGACGGGGCTTGAAGCCGTTCGCGATGACGGCAAAACCTACAACTCGCTGATTTGAAAACTCTCGGAGGGGTGACCCAGTAACCGAGAGTTTTACAACCATGTTTGAAGGATTGTCTTAACTCGGCGAACATCGGAACTGCCCCGTACCTTCCGAGAGTATTCATATGGCTAGAACAAAAATTCAAATCGACTTGAGAAAGGTTGAGGAATACGCTCAAGTCTGCGACAGCGAGGAGGAAATCGCTTTTGCTCTTGGGATTTCCCAAGACACCCTGACTCGCCGAAAACAGGAATATGCGGATTTTGCGGAAGCGATAAAAAGAGGCAAGGCCAAGGCTAACGTTTTCGTCGGCGGCAAGCTCATGGAAAAGATTCGAGGGGGCGACACGGCCTCCATCATTTTTTACATGAAAGCCCGTTGCGGCTGGAAGGAAACCTCGCGCAACGAATTGTCGGGCGCGAACGGCGGCGCAATCAAGGTTGACGCCACACCCAACCTCTCCGGCGTTGATTTGGACAAACTTAAGGCGGTAAAGGAAATGCTTTATGGCAACTCGACTGCCGACACTGATCGAACTTGATCAGGAGATTGCGCGGCGCAGCCTGTCTGAGTTCTGCAAGATGGCATGGCACGTGCTCGAGCCTGCAACTCCGATCAAGTGGGGCTGGGCGCTCGACGCGATGTGCGAGCACCTCGAGGCCGTGCACAACGGTCAGATCAAGCGCCTTTTGATGAATGTTCCGCCGGGCATGATGAAATCGCTCTTGACGGGCGTTTTCTTTCCGGCTTGGGAATGGGGCGCAGGCGGACAGCCTTCAATGCGCTATCTGACGACGGCGCATAAGGAAGACCTCGCTATCCGAGACAACCTCAAGTGCCGACGCCTGATCTCCTCTGACTGGTATCAGGAGCGATGGGGCGTTGAGCTGTGTGGCGACCAGAACGCAAAGAAGAAGTTCGAGAACACGGCTACTGGCTTTCGTGAGTCAATGGCTTTCCGAAGCCTTACTGGCTCTCGAGGCGATCGCATCATCATCGACGACCCGCTGTCTGTCGACGATGCGTTTTCACAGGCCGCGTTGCTCTCCGCTGAGACAACCTTCCTAGAAGCCGTTCCGTCACGAGTGAACAACAGCGATTCGGCGATCATCGTGATCATGCAGCGCTTGCATGAACGCGATACGTCGGGCGTGATCCTCGCCAAGGAACTCGGCTATGAGCACCTGATGCTCCCGATGCGCTTTGAGGAAAACCGCAGGTGTAAAACCTGCATCGGCTTCACCGACCCTCGAAAGAAGGAAGGGGAGCTGCTCTTCCCTGAGCGCTTCACTGCCTCGCAGGTGGACGAGATGGAAAAGACCATGGGCGGCTACGCTACGGCGGGTCAGTTCCAACAGCGTCCCGTCCCGCGTGGCGGCGGCCTGTTCAAGGCCGAATGGATCCAACGTTGGACGCCTGAGACGCTTCCGACGCACTTTGACCGCGTGCTCTGCTCTTGGGACATGACCTTCAAGGGCACGGACCGAAGCGACTACGTTGTGGGTCAGGTCTGGGGTGCGCGTGACGGCAACTTCTACCTGCTCGACCAGGTTCGCGGGCAATGGGACTTCGTGAAGACGGTCGAGATGTTCGAGCGGCTTTCCGAGAAGCACCCAGAGGCCACGCGCAAGCTGGTCGAAGACAAGGCGAACGGCTCTGCCGTGATTGCCACGCTGAAGAAGCACGTGACGGGCATCGTCCCGATCACGCCGAAGGAATCCAAGGAAGCACGCGCTTACGCCGTGTCGACCCTCTGGGAGGCGAAGAACGTCTTCCTCCCGCCGGCCACGGCCACGTGGGTCGACCTTGAGTTCATCCCCGAGCTTTTGGCGTTCCCGGCAAGCGCTCACGACGATATGGTCGACTCAATGACTCAAGCGCTTTCTGACCTGACGAAGAACGCGCGCCCGAAGATTCACGCATCGAACCTCGCGTACTTGCGCAGGGGTTGATTTGAACAATGGCCGTTACGGCCTTTTTGAGGTTTGTTATGGCTAAAAAGATCAAGGCCGAACCGCCGCAGGCTGCGCCGCGACGGATCCTGGTCGAGGATGCGCTCGCTCATGCGATGAAGCGCCCCCTCACCACTGCGGACATCAAGCGCACCTACGCGCTCCCGCAGACACTCGGGTGCAAGCAGTCCGAACGAGTTGCGCTCGACCGGCAGCTGACCCGTACCGTGGGATTCGATTCCATGTGCGGCTCGCTCGCCGATCACGCGGCGGCTATGGGGCAGTTCCCGATGACGGGCTTTGTCGGATACGGGGCGCTTCAACAGATCGCCCAGAACGGCATGGTGCGAAACTGCATCAAGACCGTGGCGGACGACGTAACCCGCGAATGGATCAAGATCACGGGTGGAGAGGACACGCCTGCCGAGAAGCTCGAACAGCTTGAGACCGAGCAGCGACGCTACCGACTGCAGGAGCTGTTCAATCAGGCCATTGCCAAAGTCGGCTTCATGGGCGGCGCGTTCATCTTCATCGACACGGGCGCGCAGACCTCGGAAGGCGAGGACGTGGACTTGGAGCTTCCGCTCCTCTTCAACGCCGAGTCTGCCGAGGTCGGCAAGGGTTGCGACCTGCGATTCGTCGTGGTCGACCCCGTGAACGTCTCCCCGGGCGAGTACAACAGCATCGACCCGCTCCGCGCCGACTACATGACGCCGCTCAAGTGGTTCGTCCTCGGGCGCACGGTTCACGCCTCGCGCCTGTTGCCGCTGTACGCGAACGAGCCTCCCGTGCTCTTCAAGCCCGCGTACAACTTCCTCGGCATCCCGCAAGCCCAGATCCTCTGGGACTACATCTTGCATTGGAACGAATGCCGCGTGTATGCGCAGGATCTCATCAAGAAGATGAGCCTCCTCGTGTACTACACGAACTCGCAGGAACGTATGTCGACGATGGGTGGCATTCAGGAACTCGACGCGGTCATGGAGGTGCTACAGCACTACCGTGACAACAACTCAGTGTTCCTCGCGAACACGGACACGGACAAGGTCGAGAACATCACGACCGCCATCAGCGGCGTCTCCGACATCGTGAAGCAGGCGCAGGAGATGATCGCGGCAGTCAACCGCACGCCCGCCGTGAAGCTCTTCGGCATCTCGCCCGCAGGCTTCAACGCTACGGGCGAGTCCGACCTGCGCAACTACAACGACCACATCCGCAGTCAGCAGGAACTCTACCGACGCGCCATTCAGACGTGCCTTGACGCGCTTCAGCTGAAGCTCTGGGGCGAGATCGACCCCTCGATCTCGTTCGAGTGGAACGAGGTCGACATGGACAACGAGTCGGCACAGTCCGCGAACTTCAACGCCCGCGTGACGGCCCTTGCCGCGCTCAAGGACCGCAACGCCATCTCCGCCGATGAAATGCGTCAGGCGATGCGCCTTGAAAAGTGTTCGCACCTCGCATTCCTTGGCGACGATATGCCCGCAGGCGAGGAAGGGGAGCTGATGACCGATGACGGGTCTAGCGACCTGCTCGCGGCCCTCATGGGAGGCAAGCATGAAGACGGCGAGGGCGATTGAGCCGAACGCAGGCACGAGGCGAGAGTACGCCAAGAGGGTCAACCGACTGGTAAACCAGTTCCTCGACCTGATGACCGACGAGATCCTCCTGCACGTTGCCGACGCGGGTGACCTGGTCGCACAAGACTGGTCGCTCTCCAAGCCGACGCGCAAGGCTGACCGTGAAAAGCTCAGGCGCATTCGTGCGCGGGTACTGGCAGCGTGGAAGCGGGATCCCGCCGCGTTCGCTGCGGACATCGACGACTACGTGAGTCGCAACATCGTCAGGTGGACAGGGTATCTCGACCGCTCTGCCGAGAAGCTCGCGCAGTGGGTCGCGCGTTCCATTGCCGCTGACGTGACGAACGCACAGAAGCAGGCGTACATCTCTGCGGGAATCTCGCCCGAAGTCTTCAAGGACAAGTGGACGATCCCCGTTGTGCGACAGCACATCAGTCCGACCGCCGCAAGGCTAATTCCTTCGATCGTGGAGGAGTCGGTCGGGAACATCGAGCGTCTGGCACTGTCCAAGGCCTCGCGCCTGCAACAGGTCATCACCGAAGGCCTCGCGCAAGGGCATACGGTTTCCAAGGTCAAGCAAACGCTCAGGTCTTTCGGCGGGTTCGACGAGAGCACCGCGACGAGCTGGGCGATTGACCAGACATGCCGCATCACCCAGAGCATCCTCCGCGCGAACGATGCAGAGCTTGGGGTGACGAAGGGCGTGTGGATCCACGTGCCCGGTCAGTACACCTCCCGCGAGACGCACCGTGCGCTGCACGGAAAGACGTTCGATCTTGATGTCGGCCTCTACGACAAGGACGTGGGCGCGAACGTCGTCCCCGGAGAACTCAGGTTCTGCAGGTGCATCTATCGCCCTGTTTTGCCCTTCAACGTTTAACGATCATGACTACTTTGGCTTTTGACTCCGCCGTCACTTTTCGTTGGCACGACGAGGACGGCAGGATGCACGTGGACAGGTCGAACCTCACCAGAGTTCAGGTCGCGCCGTACTACGGACGCGAAATCCCCGACTCTGAAAGGCTCGGACTTGATCCCGAAAAAATCTACTACGGGTACCGACCTGCCGAGGAGCTGTCCGATCCCGAGACGGTGCGCTCCGTGATCGGCATTCCGATTCAGCTCAATCACCACCTCGACTACCCCGACGCGCCCGCCAAGGACACGCGCGTGGGTTCGACTGGGGATTCGGCGAAGTTCGACGGCACGTACCTGAGCAACTCGCTCCACATTCAGGACGCGGACGCGTGCGCCCGCATCCGAGACGGGAGCATGAGACAGCTTTCACTGGCGTACCACTACGAGCCTGAGATGCACTCGGGTGAGTGGAACGGCCAGACGTATGACTTCATCATGCGCAGGATTCGCGGACAGCACCTTGCGCTTGTGGAGGAGGGACGAGCAGGGTCTTCCTGCATCGTCGAGGATCACGCTTTGGAACTGGGAGAAAAAGCGATGAATGAAGAAACGCCGATCAAGGCGGGCGATGCTCCCGAGGTCGAAGAGACCGAAGTGCGGATCGCCGACGAAATCGGAAGGCTCGCGGATGACCTCCGTGACCTCCATGAAACCACCGAAACGGGGGAAATTGTGGACAACGAAACCGCTGTGACCGAAGACACCGACAAGGCCGCGAAGATCGAGGCCATCGTCGAAGCCTTCAAGCAACGCGGCGCTACCGACGAGGAAGCCGCCGCCCTTCTGCAGGCACTGAACGAGCTCGCCACCGCCGAGCCGCAGGCCGCTGATGAGGAGGTCGACCCGACCGCCGCCACGGACGAAGAAGCCGAGGCCGAAAAAGCCGAGGAAGTCAACCCCGTGGTCGAGGCCGCCAAGGCCGCAGGCGTCGATGCCGACAATCCCGAAGTGCTCAAGGCCTTCGAGGCCGGAATGAACTTCAAGGGCGAGGCCGAGGACGAAGAGCCTGAAGCAGAGGATGAGGAATGCGCCGCCGACCAGGATGAACCTGCGTGCGACGAAGAACCCGCCGAGGACGAAGAACCTGAAGCCGCTGCCGACGAAGAGGAGCAGCCCGCCACTGCGCAGGATGCCGCCATTCGCAAGCTCGAGCAGAAGTTCGATGCCATCGACGAATGCCGAAAGGTTCTCGGTCGCGTTCGCGCGTCCGCTTTTGACTCCGCAGGTGCGGTCTATCTCGCCGCACTCAAGCAGATGGGCGCTCCCATGCGCGGCGTCACGAAGATGAATGCTCAAGCCGTTTACCTCGGCTTCATCAGCGGTCAGAAGTCCGCCGCGAAGGGCATTGCTCAGGACTCCAAGCTCGATGAGTCGGCCACGGTCGACCTCGCAACGGGCATCAATGTTCGTCTCTAAGGAAAACAGATTATGCAGAAGACTGTGAATCTTTATCCGAGCGTTGGTCTTCCGGGTCAGGAAGTCGCCGCTCACACTGCGGTCTACACGCCGCTTAACTACCTCTCCGACGGCACTGCCGCCGCCGGCAAGTTCGTCTTCGAAGGCACGTCCGATAAGAAGGGCGTCGCCTTCCCCGTCGCCTCCGCCAAGGGTACGACCCTCGTCGGTCTCGTCGAACGCACCTTCACCGCCGCCGTCCCGTGCGGCGTCGACGGCTCCGAAGCCTACCCGAACGGTGCTGAACTCACGATCGCCGTGCGCGGTGACTTCTACGTTGAAGCCGCTGGCGAGGCTACGGTCGGTCAGGCCGTCCTTTGCAATCCCGCTGATGGCGCTGTGTCTTACGGCACTGTCGGCAGCGAAAACGACACCGGCTGGGTCGTCGTCACGGCCGCGAAGGCTCAGGGCGACATCATCATCATCTCCCGCCGATAAAAGGAGACTGAACAATGGACACGAATCTCGAATATCTTAAGAGCCTCGGCATCAGCTCCCCGTATGCCGTGGGCGTCATGCCGTACCACCGCGACGCCTCTGGTCGCATCGTCACGGACTACGCCAAGGTCACGCAGGGCAAGATTGCTCAGGACGCCGCCCTCTCCACCGCCAAGAACGTCGGCGTTCCCGCCGCCCTCGTCACGTACATCGATCCGCAGGTCACGACGATCCTGTTCGGTGCGATGAACGCCACGAAGCTCTTCAACGAAACGAAGAAGGGCGACTGGGCCGACAGCTTCATGCAGTTCCCGGTTGAGGAAGTCGTGGGCGACGTTACGCCGTACTCTGACTTCACGAACAACGTCACGTCCGAAGTGAACTACGAGTTCCCGACCCGTGAAAACTTCATCTTCCAGACGACGCTGAAGTACGGCGAACGCGAACTTGCCACGGGCGCTAAGGCTCGCCTCGAGTTTGCGGGTGCCAAGCAGCGCGGCGCGGCCAATATCCTCGCCCGTGCGCACAACCGCTTCTACCTCTACGGCGTTGCCGGCAAGCAGAACTACGGCGCTCTCAACGACCCGAACCTGCCTGAGTCCGTCACCCCCGTGTCGGTCGGCGGCAAGTCCACGTGGGCTGACAAGACCGCCGCCAACACCGACCAGATGGCGAACATTGTCTTCAACGACATCGCCAAGCTCATCAACGAGCTGATCAAGAACAACGCCGGCAACGTCGACGCCTCCTGCAAGTTCCGTCTTGCCGTCGCCTCCGACCGTGCCACGTATCTTCAGATGCCGAACGCCTTCGGTCTGACGGCTCTTGATCTGCTCAAGAGCAACTACCCGAACCTCGAGGTGCTCTACCTTCCCGAGCTCACGACGGAAGCGGGTTCCATGCTCTACTTGACGGTTCCCGAGCTGTTCGGCGAAGTCACTGCCGAGTGCGCCTACTCTGAAAAGATGCGCTTCGGCGGCGTCGAAGCCTACTCCACCTCCTGGGTGCAGAAGGCCGTCGGCGGTACGTGGGGTTGCGTGATCCGCCGCCCGCACCTGATCGCCACGATGCTCGGCATCTAACCACCATGCCCGAATCTGTTCGGGCTTCCTAGGGGGCGGGCTTCAGCCTTGCCCCCGCCATCGAACGAGGAGAAAAATTCAATGGCTACCGCTACCAGAAAGAGGGCGCAGGCGACTGCCGCCGAGGGCGTCGAGGTTCTGACCTCCACCCTTGAAGAAGAAAAGAAGGCCGTCACCGTTGCGGGCGAAACGATTGCCATCGCCTGCTGTCTGCCTTTTGCCCTGCGCTTTGACGACATCCCCGACGGCAAGGGTGGCACGAAGTCCATCCGCTTCCCCGGCATCAACGACAATCTGCGCGGCATGAAGTCGGGCGTCCTCGCTATGCCCGGCAACGCCCTGTGCGTGCAGCTCCCGAAGTCCGACTGGGAAAACCTGATCGCCGCTCACGGCAAGGAAATCGCCTTCACGGGTCGCAACGGCTCCATGCCCTGCATCTATCCCGTGAATGACGTGAAGGGCTTCAAGGCCGCCGCGTCCGAGATCGCCGAGATGCGAACGGGCCTCGAGGCCGCCGATCCGACCAAGATGGGCGTCGAAGTCACCGCCAAGTAAGGAAACAAAATGGCCTTCTATGAACTTGATGCCGCCGCCTTCCGTGCGGCGTACCCCGCTTTCACCGAGGAGGCGGTCAGCGCAGAACAGCTTGCGGCATCTTGGGAGGCCGTGAAGGTTCTCCTCGGGGACGGTGAAGGAAACTTCCCGTACCCCGAGGCCAAGATGCAACCGATCCTGTGGGCGGCTCTCTGTCACCTCCTCTCGCTTGACGGGAACGGGTTGGATCAACCCTCCCGCATCGCCTCTGCGACCGAGGGCAGTGTCTCCACGTCGTTCGAAAACCTGCAGAGCAAGACCGAGGCGGGATCCTGGTGGAACCTGACGAAGTGCGGCGCGCTCTTCTGGGTACTCACGATGCCGTACCGCACGGGCGCGAAGCTCTACTACTCGAAGCCATATCATCCGTGGGGGTAACTCATGGGGATCAAGGTCAATCGCAATACGGGCGTGCGCAAGCTCGCTGCCGAAGTCGGCAAGGTGGGCGCACCCTACGCGGAGATCGGCATCACAGACCCGGAGGTTGCGACCTACGCAACGTACAACGAGTACGGCTGGGTTCAACGCACGACGAAGAAACAGACGGGGTATTTCCTGCGTAACTTCGGGATCATGCTCAAGCCGGGGACGCCTCTCAGCTCCCCGCCGCGTCCGTTCATGCGTGCAACCTTCGCCGATGAGGTCGGCAACTGGAAGAAGATCCTTGCCGCCGGACTCAAGGCCAAGGGCGTCAAGGACGCCAGAGCCGCGTTAGAGATCATGGCGCGTCAGGCGCAGGTCGACATTCAGGAGACGATCCGAAACAACGGCTCGCGCAGTACGAAGTTCCCGGACCGCTCGCTCCTCACGACGTTGCTCTACGACGTGAAGGACGAACGCAAGGGACGCAACCGCACTGCCGACTCTGGCTCTGGGCGCGACAAGGCGCTTGTCAAGGTCGGAACGATGCTCCACTCTGTCGGCTACGAAATCAAGGGGTGATGGATGTCAGTCAATCTTCACAAAATCGTGCGAAAGGCGATTCACCACCTGCACTCTGATCAGGCCGCCACGCTCTACCGCTCCACGGGTCGCTACGTCGACGGTGAGCGAGGGGACGCCGTTCAGCTCTTCGAGGAATGCGGGGAGCTGACGATGCAGATCCAGTCGCTCGGCCCCGACGTGGTACAGCAGGTCGACGCAATCACGCAGGCTGCAACGCTTCGCAAGATCTGGGTTTTCGCAGACACGGGAGCCTGGTCGGTCAACCGTCCGCTCGGTCGCACTGGCGACTACCTGAGAGGCGATGACGGGCGTGTATGGCTTGTCAACGCCGTAATCGAGGACTTCACCCGTAGCGGGTGGGTCAGCCTGCAGTGCCAGCAACAGACGACCCCTGTGGACATCTACTACGAGACTGAGGAGGGGCTATGCCGCTTGCCGCTGTAAAGCAGGAGCAGATCACCGAAGCCTTCCGAAGCTACCTCAGGAAGTTCGCCGTCCCGCCGTATGCGAACGACGATGCGCGGCATCTCATCAACGGCTTCGCCAACGACCTCGGCCTGCCCGAAGACAACGATTTCACCGTATTCACGCCGATCAGCATGACGCGGCGCGGATCGACGATCGAAACTCATGACGCAGTCTCTGAGACCTCTCTACTTCATGAGTATGTCGACCTGGTGGTTCAAGTGGACTGCTACAGCGCAGACCGCTTCGCTGCCCGCGATCGAGCGCAGGCATACGAGCTTGCGGGTCGGTCAACTTACGGTGCGGATCACTTCCGCGCCTACGGCCTCGACCTCCAGTACGTCGACGGCCTTCAGAATCTCACTGCTCCGACGGACTCGGGGCGGTACGTCCCGAGATGGGCGGTCACGTTTCATCTCGGATTCAAGCGCACATTGAAGATAGACCAAGACGGGTTCCGCTTCGTCGAGGTAGACCTTGCCAATGTTGACGTGAAATTCAAACCGAAGGAAAAGCAATGATTCCTGCATCTCACATTGTGAAGGTCACGCCGCGCGTCATCTCTGGCGGTAGCTCCGACCTCGAAACCAACGGCCTGCTCCTCACGAAGTCGGCCCTTATCCCCTCCGACGTTCCCGCCGTCGAGTTCTCCTCCGCCGCCGCCGTTGCCGACTTCTTCGGCAGCGAGGCCGAGGAAACCGTCTTTGCTCAGCAGTACTTCACGGGCGTCACCAATCAGCAGAAGGCCGTCAACGCCATCGTGATCGGTCGCTTCATCTCCGAAGCCGCTCCCGCTTGGGTGCGCGGCGGTGCGGTCACGACGAAGCTCGCCACCTTCAAGGCCATCACGGACGGCACGCTTACGCTCGAGGTCAACGGCGAGGAAGTCACCGCCGAGAACATCGACCTTTCCGCTTGCACCTCTCTTTCCGAGGTTGCCGCCAAGGTTGCCGAAGGCATTGCCGGTGTGACGGGCGCTTATGACGCCAACTCCCAGAAGTTCACCTTCACGACCGAGAAGACGGGCGCGGATGCCTCCCTGAACCTGGTCGGCGTTGCCGCCGTGGGCACGGCCATCGTCGGCGAATCCCTCGTCGCCTCCGAAGTCAAGGGCACGGGGCTGAGCGATGCGCTCGGCCTCACGGTTTCCCTCGGTGCTGTGGTTTCCCCGGGCGCGGACATTCAGACTCCCGCCGCCGCGCTTGAGAACGTCTGCTCCGTCACGCGCAACTGGGTCGGCTTCACCACGCTTTGGGAAGCTACGCTCGAACAGGCCGAAGGCTTTGCCTCATGGGCGGACATTGATGACGACTACGTGTACGTCGATTGGACGACGGACGTCCGCTGCATCGACACGCTCACGCAGGCCGAGACGAAGCCCGCCAAGATGAAGGATCGATTCAACTGCGCGATTTGCCTCTACGGTACGTCCGCCTTTGCCGCCTTCGTCCTCGCTGTCGGCGCTTCGATCGACTGGCAGAGAAATCAGGGCATGAAGGTCTGGTTCGCCAAGTCCGCCACGGGTCTCTCCCCGACGATTCAGAACGAAGCCGCCGCCGATGCGCTTGAGGCAATCCGTTGCTCCTACTTCGGCAACTTCGCCACGCGTAACGACGCCTTCCAGTTCATGAATACGGGCGCGCTCTGCTCTGACTACTACGGCTTCATCGACGTGCTCTACGGCTCGATCTACCTGCGCAACGCCATTCAGCGTTCGTGCATGGACGGCTTCAAGGCGATCAACCGCGCTCCGTATACCGACATGGGGCGCGCATACATCTCCGCCTGGCTTCAGGATCCGATCAGCCTCTGCCTGCGTAATGGCGTCATCGACCCGGGTCTCGATCTCTCCGAGTCTCAGCGCGTGCAGATCATGCAAGAAGTCGGTCAGGACATCTCTACGACGCTCTTTACGAAGGGCTATTGGTACGGCATCGAGATGCCGAGCGCCAACGTCCGCGCCGAACGCGGCTCGCCGATTGTTACCCTGTTCTATTGCTACGCGGGCTCTGTCCAGAGAGCCGATATCGAAACCGTAGCCGTCATCTAACCCATCCTGTAACGAAAGGGCTTCCCACGTGGAAGCCCTTTTTCTTGGAGCCGAAAAATGGCCGATTACTTTGACGTAACCAGTGCGAACGTCCAGATCATTCTCGCCTGTGAAGATCTCTACCCGTCCGGTGTGAGGCTCGTGGGCTTCTCCGCCGACAGCGTGATGACTGCCGACGGCGTGGACCAGTCCGAAAACCGTCGCGGCGTTGATGGCCGCATGGTCTCCGGCGTGGTCAAGAACATTCAGCCCGTCAGCATCGTGCTTGAAGCCAACTCCCCGAGCCTCGAGGTCTTCGAGACTATCCGCGACGCTATGAGCGCCAACTGCAAGCCGTATGAGCTTACCCTCACGGTCTTCGTGCCCGCCCTTGAAAAGACCATCGTCTTCCGCCGTGGTGCCCTCAAGAACGGCCCGAACCTCCCGAGCGTTCAGAAGACCCTTCAGCCCACGACGTGGACCATGGAATTTCAGGAAGTCGCCTGATTGACGCACTGAGGAGAAGTCGGAAATGGATGACATTACCCTGAAGATCAATGACGCAGGCCACGACATGACCTTCGTCATCGAGAAGATGAGTGCCTTCAAGGCGGAAGGTTGGCTGATCCGCGCAGGTCTCCTGCTCGGACGCGAGGCCATCACCGCCGAAGGCGTCAAGGACTATCGAGGCCTGGTTGCCGCGTTGTGCAAGGTCGAGTACGAGAAGGCCGCTCCCCTGCTCGACGAACTGCTCGCCTGCTGCAAGGTGCGCGTCGGGAAACTGAAGAAGAGCGTGACCGACGACGGCATGATTCAGTCGCCGTTGACGCTCCTGACCCTTCGCGTGGAGGCGCTCAAGGCGAACTTCGGTTTTTTGCAGAGCGCAAACCTGTCCAACTTCCTCGGTGGGCAGGCTTCCGAGCCGACTGTGAAGGCGTAAGAGGGGTCGCCTCCTACGCCAACATTCCGCCGCTCGCAGGGCGTCTCATCTCCGCTCGCCTCGCGTCACTGGCGGAGCTAAAAACCGTTCTTACCTACGAGGATGCCGTTAACCTCGATGAGGTTCTTCTGTTGGACAACTACCACAAGTGGTTGGCGGCAAAACAAGCTGAGGAGAAAATCTAAATGGCCGGCAACATCATCGACAGCCTGTTAGTGAAGATCGGCCTCGACTCCGAACAGCTCAAGGACGGTTTGGATCAAGCGGCACAGGGCATCGACAACTTCGCACGCGGCGCAGAGCGTTCGGGCGAGGCGGTCGACCGACTGGCAGCACACGCCACGAAATCGGGGCTTCTGCTCGGCAACGTCTCGGACGATGTCGCAGAGCGAATCCTCGAGATCGGGTCAAGCGGTCAGAAGGCGGCACTTGTCGCAGGGCGCGCAATGGATACCCTCGGCAAGCAGGTCGGGGCTATCGGCGAGAAGATCATGGCGCTTGGTGCGCCACTCCTCGCGGCGTTCGGCGGGACTGCCCTCTTTCAATCCTTCGTTCAAGACGGGAACGCGTTGGCAATCCTGTCCGACCGGCTGGGCGTGTCTGCCCAGAAGATCGACGCATGGGCGAAGGCAAATGAGGATGCAGGCGGCAGTCAGGAAGCCTTCAAGGGTGCCCTTGAAAACTTCATCCTGACCACGGGCAGAGGCGAGAAAGCTTTCTTTGAGATGGGCGCCCATATCAAGGGCTTGAGCCAAAGGCAGGCGGAGTACTTCCTGCAGTCGCAGGGGCTGTCTGCCGATGCCGCCGCCGTGTTCCTGAAGTACCGTGACAACGCGGAGGAGGCCGCCAAGGCCTTCGAGGGTGTCGCCTTCACTGATGAGCAGGTCAAGCTAGCACGTGAGTTCAATCGCCAGTGGCGCAACTTCACGAACCAGGCTTCATCGCTCGGTGGCGTGCTTCTCACGGCAGTGATGCCGCCGCTTACCGCCGTCATGAAGACGATCAGTTCGGGTGTGGGCTACCTTGCGGAGCATTCCCGCTTCGTGAAGATAGCCGCAGGGGCGATTGCCGCCATCTTCGGCGGGGCGTACCTGCGCAACATCGTTGCGGCGGTCAAGGCGTCTGGCCTTTTCGTGAACGTCTTCGTGAAGGGGATGCCCGTCATCAAGGCGTTCAACGCCGCTCTGTTGGCAAACCCTCTGGGCGTTCTGATTGCCGCTGCCGTTGCGGCCAGCGTGGTCATTGACGACTTCGCGGGCTTCCTCGAAGGCGACATATCGGCGCTTGAGTCGTTCATGAAGTGGTGCGGTCTCACCAGTGAGGAGGTCGACAACATCAGGCAGAACATCCTGAGCTTCTGCCGCGCCGTGTGGAACATCCCGAACAACATCAAGCTCGCGCTCGGTGAGGCTTGGGATGTGATTAAGGAGATGGGCGCATGGTTCGCCGACCTGTTCCATCTCCCCGACGCGAAGGCGTTTACGGACTTCTTCGCCAAGGTAGGCGACGTTGCGGGATCCATCGGGTCGACCCTCTGGGGTGGCATCGTTGAGGGCTTCCGCTTCATCGACTACATCGCCGATGCGCTCGGCGGTTTGCCCGATGCGTTCGTCAAAGGCTTCGACAACGGGATCAGCTACATCTACGAGAAATTCCTCGCGTGGCTGGTCGAGCCGTTGCGCAGTCTCCTGCCCGAATCGCTTGACGGCCTGAGGCCTGCTGCCGACAAGGCGGCGTCCGCCATCTACGACGCGTTGATGTTCCCGATCCGTCAGATCAAGAAGGCCTTCGAGGGGCTTTTCGGGAGCTTCGACGCCTTTGCCGACAAGGCAAAGGGGATCCTCGGAAAGGTCGGCAGTTTCTTCGGCTTCGGCGACGAGGCGAAGGAACCCGCGCCCGCTCCGCAAAAGGGCGAGGTGACGATCAAGGCCGATCCCACGGACAGGCAGACGGGCGGATTCCTCGACGGCCTCACCGACAAGGTGGGCGGGTGGATGTCTTCCCTGCTTGCGTCACCGACCCCCGCTGTGGCCGGTGCGCCGGCAGGGATTGCGGCATCGAACGCGGGCGCATCGAACGCGGTCAACACCGACATGAAGGTGACGGTGCAGACCACGGTCAACGCCTCGGGCGACGGCGAGGCAATCGGCGAAGCCGTTGCAGGCAGTGTCCAGAAGGCAATGGGCAAGGCACGAGACTACATCCAGAATTCGGTCTCGGGCGTTGTCCAAAAGGGGTAACTCATGTCAGTTGAAATTCTCTCGTGGGCTATCCTCGATGCGAAGGGCAACCCTATCTGCGACTACGACTCTATCGACGATCTGGGCGAGGACGTCTCTGCCGTCGTCCCCGTGGAGCCGCAGGAAAACGGCGCGCTCTACGCCTATGACAAGGTCGCCCAGCCACAGCAGATCACCGTGACGCTCCTCTTCTCGGGCGACTATGCCGCTCAGGAAGCAGCGATCGCGAAGATCGATGCCGCTCTGCAGGGCTTGGAGGCGTTCACGGTGGTCACGCCGACCACGGTACGCTCGAACATGACGCTGATCGGCGCAAGCTCGACCCGCTCATCTTCGGGCGGTGCGAACCTGCTCTCGGTTGACCTCACCTTTCAGGAAGTCCGCTCTGCTAACGTCGGCGGCGGCTCCGTGGCGTGGTCGCCGAAGAAGGCGACGGGTGCTAGCAAGGTTGACGGCGGCAAGCGGCAGACTACGCTTCTCGGAGGGCTGTTCTCATGATGCGCATTCCGCTTTCCAACATTCCGAATCAACGGTTCTCCGTTGTTCTCGATGGACAGAACTGCACCATCAGCCTGAAGCAGAACGGCGGGGCGCTCTATCTGAGCCTCGCAGTCGACCAGGTCGACGTGGTTACCGGGCATATCTGCAACAACGGAAGCCCCGTGCCGATCTTTCAGACAACCGCCTTTTCGGGGCGTCTTTACTTCTACGACGTGTTAGGGGACTCCCACCCGGACTACTCAGGACTGTCTGATCGGTACTACCTCATTTACTTGGCAGAGGGCGAAAAATGGCAGGCGTGACTTTTTCCGAAAAGGCGCTGCGCCTGACGGTCACGCTCGACAAGGCGGGTGCGAACAACGTCTACACGCTCACGGGCTTCGCTACTCATGTGGCGATCTCGAAACAGGGTGGCGTGGCCTTCGCGAAGGCGTCGGTCGAGGTCTATGGGCTGTCACTTGACACGATGGCTCAGCTCACGATGCTCTCCTTCCGCCCGCTCGGTCGCCGATGGAACCTGCTCCAAGTCGAAGCAGGCGAGGGCGGGAACTACTCCGTGGTCTTTCAGGGCGAGGTGACGAACGCCTACGCCGATCTGAACGGGGCTTGCCCCGTGATGAAGATGGAAGCCCAGACGGGTAGCTACCCTGTCTTGCAACCTGAGGGGCAACTGGCCATCTCGGGTCAGCAGTCGGCGGCGGAAACCGTCGGGATGCTCGCGCAGAAGACGGGCAAGACGTTCCGCAATGATGGGGTCGAGGCGACGCTCTCCGACTGCATCATCACGGGCGACCCGATCACGAAGATGCGACAGGTTGCCAACAGCGTCGGCGCAGACCTCCTCATCGACGACGATGAGATCGTCCTCCTGCCGCGCGGCAAGGTGAGAGAGACGGGCGGGATCCCGCTTGTCTCCGCAGACACCGGGATGGTCGGGTACCCAACGTTCACGCAGAACGGCATTCAAGTCGTTTCGTACTTCCGCCCCGATCTCCGCATCGGTGCGGCGGTGCGCGTCGAATCCATCGTCCCGTCCGCTTCGGGCACTTGGAAGATCGTCAATCTTTCCCACGACCTAACGGCACACAAGCCCGGCGGCGGTTCGTGGCGCACAACGTTCGAGGGGATGTGGCTCGATGAGTGACGAACTGAAGCTCAATATCTCTGAGTTCACGGCTAGCTCCGAACTCAACGCCCTGCACTTCATGATTCAGTCAATCGTGAAGGGGATGGTCAATACGGCCATCCCCGTCCGCGTGGACTCAGTCAACCGCACGGGCGAGGGCAACGGCGCGGAGTACCTCTCTGCGACGCCCCTGGTCGAGATGCGCACCGCCTCGGGCGAGGCAATCCCGAACGTTTCGATCCCGAAGCTCAGGTGGTTCAGGCTTCAGCATGGGACGGCGGCAATCATCGTCGACCCGAAGCCCGGTGACATCGGCCTTGCGATCTTCGCTCAGCAGGATGTGTCCGCACTGAACGGCGAGGCTACGCCCGTGCAGCCGGGTAGCTTCCGTTGCTTCGATATGTCCGACGGGTTCTACATCGGCGGGTTCTGGGGGAAGAAGCCCACTACCTTCATCCACTTGGAGGAAGAGGGCACGATTCACGTCGTAGCTCCCCAGAGCATCAACGAGGAGACGCCAGCGCTCACGATCAAGTGCGATACGGCGCGGGTCGAGGCTTCGTCCTCGGTCACGCTCGACACGCCTGCGACATCTTGCACGGGGACGCTGACCGTTACGGGTCTCATCACTGGCAAGGGCGGGCTTGCCATCTCCGGCGGCTCTGGCGCATCGGTCGACGGCTCCCTCACCACGACGGGCGACGTTGTGGCGGCGGGCGTCTCGCTTGACACTCACACCCACCCGGGCGACTCGGGCGGGACCACAGGGACACCACAGTAATGGCTCACACGAACTACACGCCTCAGCTCACCGCGTCCGCCTGCTTCACGTTCGACGGCAACGGGAACCTGAAGATGCTCGAGGGCACGGCGGCGACACTGCAGAACGTCTCGAACGAATGCAGGTGCTTTACCGATGACCTGTACTTCTACGCGGAGCATGGCATCGACTGGTTCTCCGATCAGTTGGGCAAGCCCGTGCAGAAGGCCGTGACCGCCGCCCGCCTGAGGGATGCGGCCTTGTCGGTCGAGGGCGTGGAGGCCGTGGAGGCCGTGGAGATTGACGACGTGGACAGTCGCGCCCGCACACTGACGGGGCGCATCACCATCCGAACAACTGAGGGCGATCATGGCCGTAGTGAAATTTGATGAACTGACGGGCGTGGTTGTGCCCGACTCCTCCGAGATTCGCGAGGACTTCGCAAAGGGCATCGTGAAGGCGTTCCGCTCCGATCCCGACCGTCCCGACGTGAACGTTGAACCGACCTCCCCGATGGGGCAAGTGGTCGACCTGGTCGCTGCGGAGATCGAGGCGAAGAATGCCGAGATCGCATACCTTGCCAATCAGCTTAACCCCCAGACTGCTCGTGGTGTCTTCCTCGACGCCATTGGCGGCCTCTACGGCATCGACCGCAAGCTCTCAGAGCCTTCCGTGGTTACCTGCACTCTGACAGGCCTGAAGGGCACTGTGATCCCTTATGGCGCGATTGTGCAGGACACCAACGGGAACAACTTCAGGCACTCTGCTGTCGGCGGTGCTGTGATCGGGGACGATGGGACGGTCACCACGACTTTCGATTCGGTCGAGCACGGCTCTGTCGAGGTCGCACCTGAGACGGTGACGAAGATCGTCACGATCGTCGCAGGGTGGGATGCCGTCACGAATCCCGACTCGGGCGCTCTCGGACGCAGCAGGGAACCTGACAGCGAGTACCTCGCGCGCATCACGGAGAGCTACGCGATCAATGCTCTGGGTAGCTTGGAGGCCATTCAGGCGAATCTGGCAGAGCTTGACGGCGTGCTTGACTGCGTGGTGCTAGAGAACTTCACGAACGAGTACAAGACGGAATTCGGCCTGCGCATCGAGCCGCACAGCATCGCGGTCTGCATCGTGGGCGGGGATGATGAGGCAATCGCCGAGACCATCTACCGACGAAAGGACATGGGGTGCGGCACGACGGGCAGTTACTCGGTCACGTACATCGCAAAGGATCACTTCAACGCGACGTACACGTACCGCATCACCCGCCCGAGCGCGCAGGACTTCAAGGTGCGCGTGACGTTCAACGCCGAGTCCGTGAACCCGTATGAGGAAGCGGACGTAAAGGCTGCCTTGATTGCGGACTTCTCGGGCGAAGGCTCGAACCCGCGCATCAAGCTGGCTACGAAGGTCTACGCGTCCCGCTTCTACGGCGTGGCGATCCCCGAGACTACGGCTCCCGTGCGCAAGATCGAGATTCAGCTCGGCGATGCGGGGTGGGTCGATTCCGTGGAGATCCCCGCCAACGTGGAGCCTTCAATTTCCTCGGAAAACATCGTCTTCTTGTACGAGGGGTAAAGAATGGCGGACACACAGACATGGTTCAACTTCGCATCCGTTGCGGACGTGCGGAGCATCCCCGATGTCGCCTCCACGCAGTCTGAAGCTATCCAGACGCAGTACGCCTTCAGTGCGGACTTTCAGAATCTGGGAAGCCTGATGCAGGATGTGATCGACGCCACGCCCGACCTCGAGCGCCTGCGCGCGGCGGCGATGGATCCCCAGACCGCCTACGGCGTTTACCTCGACTGGTGGGGTCAGAAAGTCGGCGTAGACCGCTTCATCAAGGTGCGCGGCGAGTACGTGCGCTTTGATGATGACTACTTCCGCTTCCTGATCCTCTACCGCGCCGCTTGCAATATCTCGAACGGCTCGGCGGACGCCGCGAACAAGCTGCTACAGCGCCTGACGGACACCACGGTTTTCGTCGTGGACTATCTCGACATGAGCGTGAACAGCATCGTCATCATCGGGAACATTTCCGACCTGCAGGCAATGATTTTGCAGACCTACGGCCTATTGAATCGACCAGCGGGCGTTCTGACCAATCTTCTCGTCATCTATCCCGACGAGCAGATTTTCGGCTTTGAGGGGTCGACCCTCATGCCTTTCGACGTCGGCGTTTTCAATCCCGGCAGAACAATTGAGATTGACTGATGAGCAACTATCCCGAACACCTGTTGACCTCGGCACTGGCCGCCGAGGGCGACAAAACGATTCCGCCCGCAACCTCGCAGGAGGCGGGCACTGGCCGCTTTTCGCAGAACAAGGGGTGGACGGAAGTCAACTCCATGCCGCTTGCAGAGGGCGGCATCCCGCCGAAGCGTCAAGACTTCAACGGTGCGTTCTACCTGCTCTCCCAGTTCATCCTCTGGTTCCAACAGGGCGGGGTGATGAACTACTCCGCCGAGCTTGACTACGAGCCGAACAACGAGGTCTTCGCCGGCAACGTCAAGTACCGTTGCCTGAAGGCGAACGGCAAGAGTACGAAGGTTGTCGCCCCGGGATCCGATCCCGCCTACTGGGCAACGATGGACGCGGGCGACGTGAGGTGGGACAAGGAACAGAACCTTTCCACGAACGACCAGGCTCGCGCGCGCAAGAACATCGACGTGCAGAGTACCGCCGAGGTGGCCGCGCAGCTTGCGGACGCGATCAAGGGCTTCGTCGCCTTCGACAAGGCGCAGAGCCTGAGCGATGAGCAGAAGAAGCAGGCCAGAACGAACATCGGCGCGGTGCAAGGCTCGGACATCTCTGGCTTCGTGAGCTTCACCGAATCGCAGGGGCTGAGCGCCGAACAGCAGGCGACGGCTCGCAAAAACATCTCGGCAGCGCCTGTCGATTCGCCCGCCTTCACGGGCACCCCTACCGCTCCTACGCCCGCTTCGAGCGACAGTTCGACGCGCGTTCCCACGACGGAATGGGTTAAGAGAAGGATCGCCGCAGAAGCGCCCGAGGACTACGTCGTAGAGACCTACCGATCGGGTTCGACGTGGTACAGGAAGTGGAAGTCGGGCTTCATCCAACAGCACGGGAAGTGCGGCGGTGGCTATCCAACGATCACGCTCCCGATCGCCTTCAAGTACCCCGAAACGGTTTGCGTGCAGGTCACGGCCACGGGCGGCGGTCACCCAGACGACTGCTACACCATGGGCGGGATCAATTCCGACGGCAAGACGATTTGGGCAAACCTTCGCCGCTTCACCGGCGGTGACTGGCTTGCGGAGGGCTTCTGATGGACAGCTTTTCCTTTCACTACGTGAAGACGCCCACGGGCGAGATCTCGGGCGCGTCTTTCATGCAACAGACTGAGGACGTTATCAACGACCTCGGTAAGTTTGCGACCGAATCCACGCAGGATTCGACCGAAGCTCTGCGCATTGCCAAGGAGGCGATGAGTACGGCGGACACGGCGAACGCCAATGCCGCCACGGCGCTCTCCACCGCGAACAGCGCTATCTCGATTGCCAAGTCCCTCCAAATCGTCGTGGACGGATGGGAGCCGAAGCTAGAGCAGGCCGTTGCCGATGCCTCTCAGGCGGTCAAGACCGCACAGGCCGCAGAGGCGAACTCGACGCAAGCACTGGGTACCGCGAACGCCGCGAAGTCCACGTCGGACCAGGCTATCGTCACAGCAAACTCTGCCCTCGCGGCCTCGAACACTGCGACCACGGTTTCGATCGAAGCCCGCGATACGGCCAACTCCGCAATCGAGATTGCAAGGCAGGCTGTCGTGGATGTCTCCGCTGACGTGGCGCTCATGAAGGGGCTCGTCGCGACCGCAACCGAACGCGCGGAGAACGCGAGCATCAGTGCGGGCGTTGCGCAGACCGCCAGGGATCTTGCGCAGAAGTGGGCGAACTACATGGACGGGACGGTCGACGAGACCGAGTATTCCGCGAAGTGGTATGCGGCTAAGGCGGCCGACAGTGAGACTGTTGCCTCTACAGCCTCAGCGTCTGCTACGGCTGCCGCTGACTCTGCGAGCGCAAGCGCAACGGGTGCGCAGCAGTCGATGCAGACCGCTCAGCAGGCGGCGGCAGGGGCGAGTGCGTCCGCGCAGGCGGCAGAAGGATCAGCTGTTCGCGCAGAAGATGCCGCGAAGCGAGCTGAAGATGCGGCCTCAAGAAACGTCAATGCACTGACCTATGACGCGCAGACACCGACCCCTGAGCAGCAGGCACGGGCGAGAGCAAACATCGGCATCTTGAGCGACGCCGAAATTGATGGGCTTTTTGCTGATCAGAGTTAACAAGGAGGCATTCATGTGAGTGTGATTCGACCCGCGCTTTCTTCCAGTGAGCGCACTACCGAGAGAAGGGCTGTGACGGTTATCCGACGCAGCCCTTCATTTTTACGGCCGCAGACGATCGTCGAGGGGCTCCCGCAGGAGACCCCAACCGATCCGTATCTGCCGGTCGACTGGAAAACAGGAGATGTGATTACGGCTGCAAGGCTGAACGCCACCGATGAAGGCGTCGACAAAAACGCTGACGCCATCGAGCGGCTTAAGGCTCAGCAGCCCACGAAAATCCCCACAACTTTTATTGACAACCTCTTTTAAATAAGGAATTTTTTATCATGGCTACTCAGTTTCTCGACCTCGCTGGCTTGACCCACTATGACGGCAAGCTGAAGGAAAAGGTCGCTGGCTCCATCAAAATCGAAGGTCTGAACGTCTCGCTTACGTCGATCTCTGGTGCGGTACTCGGCACGATCGCGATCCCGCAGCAACAAATCGAACTCGCCTCTGCTTCGAAGAACGGCCTTATGAGCAAGGAACACTTCACCAAGCTCGAAGGTATCGCTGCCGGCGCAACGCTGGTCGAAGAAAGCGAAACTAACGGCAATGTCAAGATCAATGGCAAGGAAACGACGGTTTACACGCCTGAGGTCTACACCCCTCACGAAAATGGCCTCTACAAGGTGACGGTCACCGACAAGGGTGCTGTGAGCGTCGCCACGCCGGTCACGAAGAGTGACATCACCGGTCTCGGCATTCCGGCTCAGGACACGACCTATGCGCCTGCATCTGGCGAAAAGGATGGCCTGATGTCGGCTGCTCACTTCACCAAGCTTGAAGGCGTTGAAGCCAAGGCTCAGGTGAACGTGATCGAGAAGGTGTCTGTCAACGGCTCTGCGCTCCCGATCAACAGCAAGGGTGTGAACATTGACCTCACACCGTATGCCCTCAGGACCGACATCACGAATGTCTACAAGTTCAAGGGCTCTGTCGAGAACTTCGAAGCTCTGCCGAAGACCGAACTGACGGCTGGTGACGTGTATGACGTTAAGGCCGCTCATGGCGACAATCCCGCCGGCACGAACTTTGCCTGGACGGGCACGGAATGGGATCCGCTCGGCGGTGCTTTCCACGTCGACGCTATCGCTACCAGCGCTATCGACGCTCTCTTCGCTTAATCGATAACTCACCGAGGTGAAAAATGGCCGGTTTTCTTGATCTAACCGGCCTCTCGCACTTCAAGACGAAGCTGCTTGAGGCCGTCAACGCTACTTTTCTGACGCAGAAGGATGCGTCCGCGACGTATCTAGGCATCAACGCCAAGGCGAAGCGCGCGGCCAAGGCTGATAGCGCAGGCTCGGCTACGAAGGCGACGCTGGACGGCAACGGCGCGAACATCGCGGCGACCTATCTGCCCTTGTCGGGAGGTACTTTGACAGGCGGGGTTGGCCAGACGATCGTCAATATTGCCCAAACTTCTGGAGATGTAAGCCTAGCTGCGAATCGTTGCCACAAAATGACAATTTCTGGGGCCACTACTTTTCAGCTTCCGGTGGGAAATTTGGGTGTCTTCACGCAAATTAAGGTTATGGTGAAGGTGGATGGTACACCATCGATTAATTGGGGGACGGATAGATTTTTCAATAAGGCAGTTCCGAGAATCGAATCCGGTTGGTACGATTTTTATTTTGATCACGATCCCGTGGCCAATGCTTGGGTCGCTGGTGCAGTACCGAAAGGAGGGGCTTAAATGCTGAATTTTTGGAGCAAAAGGATGTTCACGTCGCAGGGCTGTAAAGGAAACGGGTACCTTGTCTTTTGTGACAATGGAACACCGAAGACAGCTGCTACAGAGTCTTACGTTCTTTATACGAGAGACTTTAAAACCTATACAGTAACTAAGTTAGATAGCAATCCCTCTTTTTTTGGTTCCGCTGTTTTAAATGGCCAACTTTTTGTTTGGATGAATATCTACAAGGGGCAATACTCAACCTAAATATGAGGATGTAATTTATAAGGCTAATGAAGATGGCAGTTTTGAAACTGTTTTAAGCGGAAGAATCGCACCAGAAAACTCGACTACTGCGCTCTTAAATGGTTACAATGGGCGTTTTGCATCAAATAGCAAGCAGGTCATTGGTTCTTGGCGCAGCCGATTTTACGGAGAAACAAGTATTTCGTCGGACTTTGTAAATTGGGGACCGTTATCGGGCCAAGAAACTAACGAAGCGAGACGAGTTTCAAGCCCTTTATGTAGAGATGGAGTGTTGTATCACGTTAAGGGGCTAAGTAATGGAAATTGCATTATTCGTAGGTCGTATGACGGCATCTCGTGGCACGACGGAAACGAACTCGGTCATCGCGGCAATGATTATCCTACCTATCTGGCGGCTTGTGACTCGTTTTTCATTCTCACAGCCGGAGCAACTAGCTCTAACAACTACGATGAGACAACTCGATGTTCAGTATCTTCCGACGGCGTTACGTGGCATTCCCGAAGTCTTCCGATATCAATGTTCGCATATCCGGTAGCAGGGAAGCTCTTTATTCTTCTGCATGATTCTAAAGGTAGGTTTGTGAGAGCTACGGGGGTCGACAGCTTTACTAGTGTTACGCCCACATTTGATGGGGGAGGGTTCCCGGCTACCGAAGGGCACTCGATCTGGGCCGTTGACGGCGGCGAACGATTAATCTTCATTTCCCAAAAGGAGAAAAAGGTATACGAATCTGCAGACGGTTTGCAGTTTACGTCTTTGGGGGAGATTCCTTTGGAATTAAAACCTGCAGACAACCCATTGTCTCCTGATAGTGGGATTGTTCATGGACTCGTGGAGCTGTGAGATGAATGAATTCTTGGAAATTTATTTGCGAGAAAAGCAATTTGATTGCTGTCATCTTGCGAACAAATATCTGCGGGAGGTCGTAGGTTTAGATACTCGCTTTGATGAGGTTTCGCGCAGCTATGACATTCGCACGGAAGAGCAGTATATCTGTGAAGGACTTGTAGCAAACGGAATGGTTGAGTTACCTCTGGGCTCAGAATTTCGACAAGGCGATCTGGTTGTTTACGCGGCCGATTTCGGGCGATTCTGTGTTGCAACGTGCGTTGACGGCGTGATGGCCCTTGTCATGAAACGAAAGTCAGGGCTGACTCACATCGAGCGAATCGAAAATAAGAAACACCATTTTCGGCATATGTCGCTAATTGCCAAAGAAGGAGGTAGCAATGGCTAAGAGATACGCAAAGATTCTAGAGGACGGCGAAGTTCTTTTTGCACCACGGGATTTCGCAGGCGTGTCGAACTGGATCGAAGATGAGGCGGCGGTGCTCGCTGAAGGGTTCTACCCAGTTGAAGACTGTGATCCGCCGAGTGGGATGACGCTCAAAGGCTACGTTCTCAAGGACGGCGTGATCACGCCAGAGTTTGAGCCTAGCTATGTGAAGCAACGTAGGGCGGCCTACCCTCCCATCTCTGAACAGCTCGACATGATCTACTGGGACAAGCAGTACGGTACGACTATCTGGGAGTCGACTCTCTCGTCCGTAAAGGCCAAGTATCCGAAACCCGTTGAGGCCTGATGTGCCCACGGTGTTAGGGAGAACGAAAGGATAAATAAACGCCCGGAGCGATCCGGGCTTTAGTTTTATTCGAAAGCGTTATCCAACTCTGTGTTTCTTGAGGTCTTCTTTCTCGAAAAGTACAACCGAAGGAAAGAGTCTCCCAGAGCGAATAATAAGAATCGTCGCTTGAACTTCATGGGAAGCGGAGTGACGTACTGATGCGACTTTAGCGTCTGGTACGCGTCTTTGAAAAGCTGCTTATGTTCGCCGTAAGCTTTCGCATCGAAAACGATCTTCAGGCTATTCCACCACAGATCCTGCGTGTGTAGCTCGATGCCTTCGCGAGCGGATGCCGGATGCCCCTGCGTCTTTTTAAGTAGAGAGGAAAAAAGCGTCATGTCGTCGATGAGGAGCGTGTTATCGTGTGACAGCGAAGACGCGCGTATGCGGTACAGATAAGTGCGCCTCGAGCAGATGACAGCCTTCTCTACAGCAAGAAGTGCTCGGACAAGATAGTCTTGATCTTCCCCCTTCTTCATCGTTTCGTCAAACCGCAAGCCGCGAACAACTTTCGAGCCAAAGCACCGGTTCGAGAGGAAGTACGAAAAAGACCAGTGGTGTGTGCCTTTCCATTCGCCAGTCATGTAAGCATGACGAAATGCGCCATCTCTATCGGTTACCTTGATGGGGTGGTCGGTCTTTTTGCAAAGCTGAAAGCCTTTTTTGTCAAACTGATGCCATCCGCACGTGACGTAATCCGCAGAGTGCTCCACAGAAAGATCTGCGTAATTCTGGATGAAGTCCGTCGTGACAATATCGTCGCTGTCTGCAAAGCAAATCAGATCAAACCCGGAGCGCGCTTTTTCGATTGCATCCAACGCAACGTTGCGTGCTGAAGACACGCCGCCGTTTTTCTTGTTGATTACGTGGATTCGAGAGTCTTTCTTCGCATACTCCTCAAGAATTTTTCCGGAATCATCCGAGGAGCCGTCGTTTACGGCAAAAACGGTGAAATTCTGGTAAGTCTGAGCGAGGAGGGAGTCAAGGCATTCTCGGAGGTAGCGGGCAGTGTTGTACACAGGGAGGACAACGGCTACTTTTGCAGTTCTCGGCTGATCAGAAAGTGGTTGGGGGGGGGGGTGACATCTTGAAACATATTTAATATGAATGCGAAAATAGCTCACGGCTTCCGAATCGGCCATGAGCAGGGTACGTACACGTAACTTTATCACACTGCCTTCTGGCGGTTTTTTCGGTACGCCCCCTAAACCAACATCGACTCCCCTGAGGATATCCCTCGGGGGATTTTTTTAACTTGCAGGGAGAGGCAACAAAGGAGGTATTTATGCCTGACCGTTATCGGGACATCCTGACAGGTTCTGGCGTGTGGATTGCGCTTTTTGCATCCCTCGGCGGATGCGTTCTGCGCTATCTCGAAGAGTACAAGCACGAGAAAAAGTGGCATTGGAAGTGGCTCGCTGCCGATCTTCTTTCGTCTGCGTTTCTCGGCTACTTCACGTTTTGGGTGCTCTGGGATTCGGCGCACTTCACAGCCTCGCAGTGCGCTGTGGCCACGGCGATCGTCGGAAACTTCGGCACTCGGATCTTTGACGTCGTGCGGTTCGTGATCTTCAAAAAAATCGGGTACGTCCCGCCGAATGAACGCCCCTCTGCCGCCGATGAGGAATCCAAGAAATGAAAAGCTACTACTCATACGACATTCAGCCTGCCTGTGACTTCATCGCGAAGTACGAGGGTTGCAGGCTCACGGCGTACCTCTGTCCCGCAGGCGTGCCGACCATTGGCTACGGCCACACGGGTCCCGAAGTGCGCAAGGGCATGACCATCACGCAGGCCGAAGCCGACGAACTGCTCCGCAAGGATGTGGAGCGCCACGTGCATGATTTCTCGCGATACGTGAACGTCCCCGTCACCGGAAACCAGTTCATCGCGTTGACCTCCCTCGTTTTCAATTGCGGCGTGAGCTACGTCGTTCACCAGTGCCCGCGCCTCATGCGTTCGCTCAATGCGGGCGACGTTGAAGCCTGCGCTCACGAATTTCTCGATATCAACCGGGCAGGCGGCAAGGTGCTCGCGGGGCTGACCGAGCGCCGCCGCGCCGAAGCAAAACTCTTTCTCTCGGAGGTCTGAACATGGTCTATCTGAAATGGCTGGCACTCATGCCTGCGTCGTTCATTATGGCCATTGTTGGTCGCCTTCTCGCGCCTATCCTGCCTTTCTTCGTGGACAATGAAACGCACCGCCTGCCGAATTGGCTGTCGTGGTTTGCCACTGATGACAATGATGCGGACGGGGATCAGGGGCACAGGGAGCGTTGGCCGGGCACTGACTCCTGGTCGACGTACAAGCGCCGCGTCGCATGGCTTCTGCGCAACGTTTGCTACGGCTTCGACATCGACGTCCTCGGCGTGCGCGTCTTCCCGACGGACGAGTGGCACGTGAGCGGTAATCCGGACGCGAGCGACACGAATGGAATCTCGGGCACTTGCATCCGCCACTGCTACCGTGACGGCAAGCACACCGCCTGGCACCTCTACGTCGTGAAGCACTACGAGCTTCTCGGTCAACCCTGTTGCGTTCGCATCAGTCTCGGTTGGAAGCTCTGGGGCTCTCGCGACAAGACGGCGCAGTACACCGTGTACGTCAACCCCGTCAAAGGGTGGGAGCTATGAGTGCTTGGCTCAAGCCTGCGGCGGCGGCGCTCGCTGCGCTCATCGCCTTTGGAGCAGGATGTCGGTACTCGGCCGCGCAGGCCGACGCCGAGATCTCTGTGCTTCGGGAAGATTACGCGACGCGGGCACGCGCGCTGGAGGAGAAGTATCGTGAGAGTGAAGCCCTTGCAAACGCCAAGCTCAGAGCGGCATGGGAGGAGCGTGACATCGCGCTCGCTCATGCTAGCGACCTGTCTGCTGACCTTGAGCGGGTGCGCAAGCAATCCGCCGACGCTCGCCGTCGACTGTCCGCAAGCTCCGCAGGTTCCTGCGATGCTGAAAGAAAGCAGCTTGCCCGATGCGCGGACCTTGTCGAGCGAGGCGCAGAGCTGGTTCGACGAGGTGTCGAGCTTTCTGAGCGG